CATTGCATCCATCGATCTCAACTTTGACTCGACGCGCCCGCCCGGCACGACGATCTCGTTTGAGATTCAGCATCAGGGCAACTGGATGCCGCTCGGCTACTACGACAACAATCCGTTGAACGCTCTGCCGCCGCTGTTGCAGTTCCGTGTTCTGCTGCTCGGCACAACGGACGAAATGCCGGGCATCGGTGTTGCGGCGAACTCTCGTTCGCTGACGGTGCGGCCACGCAATGATTTCCGTCACGTCTCGACGGCGCGCGTGATGCCGACGGCGGTCAACACCGTGTACGTGGACTTCCGGTTGGAGTCATGGCGTGGTGCGCCATACCACACGTTCACGCCACGGCTGCTGACCGGCGCTGGCTACGTCAACGTTCGCACGCCGTCTCTGATCGAGGATGAGGTCGATCCGAATGATCCGACGTGCTTGTTCCGCCGCTGCACTTGGAATCTCGCGGCGCTCGGCGGTGCGGCGATCACTGGCTACAAAATCAGAACAGAAGGCACGACTGACAACGAACTCGCCTGCTACCTCGTGGGCGAGCGCATTGACATCGGCGTCTTCATTTAAGGAGGTTTGAAGATGGCTACGGATAAATATCCGAATCAGAACGTCAACATGCCGATGAAGCAGTCGCGCATTGATGCCGCACGCGCGAGGCTCACACCGCCACGCGCGGCTGCGCCAAAGTCGCCGCCATCAAACAACGGCCACGGGTCGAGGCGTGAGGTTCGCCCCGGTGAGTGGTTCGATGACCGGCGCATAGAAGTCGGCGGGCCGTCGTCACCATCGGAAGACTCTCCTCCGGACTTGCCGTCGAAGCGCGAAGTGCCTGCGTCCTACGATCCGGCGAAGGTCTACGCGGTTCAGATATCCACGCCGGTCATGTTTGCCGGTCGTATGCTGACGCCCGGCAAGAGTTATCAGATGGCCGGATACGTCTGCACCGAAATCGTCGCGTCGATTGTCGATGCCGTCGAGATCGGAGACATCCCGGTCGATCCCGACGCACAGCCAAGCGCGGCGAAGAAAAAGAAGGCGTAATCAGATGGCACTGAAGCGGCTGGACGAAGAGTTCGATCTCAGGCCGGGGACGCAGTTGCTTCCGTACATGAAGCGGCTGCTGCCCTCGCTCGAAGCTCGCTTCCAGTCGGTGGAAGCGACGGCGAAGGAGTACGCGGCGCTGATCGAGTACATCCGCGCCGCCGCTATCCTTCGCATGAACGAGATACTGATCCCGGCCACCGAGGACATCATCGAGGTCACAACGCTCGGCTTCTTGCTGGGTCCAAGCTCGACGCTTGTCCGAGGTGAGTTGGGCATCAAGTATTTTTTCATTGATGAAGGCCCGCAGCGCAACACGTTCACGCCGTCGCCATACGTCATCATCGAGCGCAAGGCGAACCACGATGACTACGGCATCGCGCGCATGCTGCAATACTCGCAGGAGACGGGACAGCTTGATCTTGAGATCACTGCTTGGCACGGCAATCCCGGACCGTGGAGCGACTGGGTAATTTCATCAACGCCCGGCATGGCGGACTCCACAAAGCTGTACCACGACGCCGTCGGTCCGATGCACGATCAGGTGGTGGCGGACACCTCGCAAGTCCGGATCATGCGCGATGAAATCATCGCAGCCGCAGAGGCTTTGGAAGAGGCTGGCATCGACGTTTACAACTACGTTCGACGCGATGGCACGGTCCCGTTCACTGCACCACAGCAAGGTGTGAACCCACCGCAGGGCGCGAACGACACCAACTTCGCGACCACGTCGTGGGTGCGCGCGAGGGTGATCGAGTACAGCGGCAACTCCTTGCAGCGAACCGGCGACACGATGACTGGCTCGCTCACGTTAGCGGGCGCGCCAGCCAATCCGCTGCACGCCGCCACGAAGGCCTACGTCGATTCGATCATCGGTCAGGGTGGTGTCATCAACAACTCGGTGACGTTGCAGACAGTGCAGCCGACACTGCGACTGCGTCCGACCGGCCCCGGTCAGCACCGCATGATCGAGGCGGATGCAATCAACGGCACGGCGCGCTTCATCCTGTCGATTGCGGACACGACTCCGGAGACTGGCGGCGAGGTTGGATCGAACTTCGCCCTACTCCGCTACAGTGACAGCGGCGCTTATCTCGACACGGTGATGACGATCCTGCGCCAGACCGGGAATGCGATCTTCAAAAACATCACGGCGAACGGCGGCATCCAGTCCAACGGCAACGCCGTCATCGCAGGCGATCTTCGGGTCTATCGTCCGGGCGCGTTAAATACCGGCGTCGTCTACATGAACTCTGCCGGATCGGCGTATCACTACTTCGACGGCACCACTCACCAGCTAGTCGGCGGCGGACTGACCTCCGGTCACCTCACCTGTCTCAGCATCAACACGCAGGGCAACGCGACGACGACGTGGGGACTGACGAGTCACGGCAATGTCACGGTCAATGGCACACAGCAGATCAACGGCGCGTTGACGCTTGCCTCTGGTGCGCCAACCATAACGTTTGCCGATGCCGACTACGGCAACATGCATCTGCACAACAACCAAGGTCTGATCGGCTGGCTTGGTACGAGTGGCAACTGGCTCCAATACACCAACGTCAACGGTCAGGTGTGGTCTGCGGCCTACGGCTGGGTGCATGACTACATCAACCAGCAGGCCAGCGCCTACGCATGGTCAGCCGCCGACTATCGCTACAACCAACTCGTCGCGACAACGCGCTGGGTCCACGCGGGCGATATAGACTTCACATGGTATTATTATCAAATGGCCGAAATCGGCAACGCCTGCATCACGGGTCTGTATAACGGGTATTATCAAGCTGGCTATGGCGTCTACGCCGGTCGATGGCGGCAGCTTCAGATGCTGATCGGCGGCGGCTGGTACACTTCAGGATGGGCATCGTGATGGACATCATCGATCACGGCGAGTGGGAAGCGTACAAGCCCGAAAACTATCCGGTCAAAGGATTGCCATCGAGCATCCTGTTCGCGCGCCGCGTTTCGGATGGGCGGGACTGGTATTTGTTTGCTCGCAAAGAACTGATCGGCACCGACACGATCAAGGTGTTGTTGCGCAAAGCCGAAGAGGGTTGGGTCGTCATCACGACAACCTACGATGCGGCGGTTCTGTTTCCGGCGGACTCGCGCCTGATCGAAGTTAGTGGCGTGACTGCGGATCACGAGTCGCTTCGCACGAACATTTTGGATTTCGACAAGCGGCAGTTCATACCGCCACCGAAGCCAGAGGATCGGCCCAACATGATGAAAATCATCATGGAGGAGCTTGGGGTAGACGAGGCCAAGGTGATGGCAAAGCTAGAGGCGGCGAGAAAAAGCAGGAGCAAACATGGCTGACGTAGCGTTTTTTGAAGGGCGGCAGACCCAGCAAATTCCGCCGGGTCACGAGGTCTATCCGTCTAATGCACTGCGCGTGATGGCGTCCCGCATGGACGTTAGCCCGGTCGGCAGTGTCGTTGTCACCGAGATCGTTCAAGACACGAACCTCGGCGACTACGTCCGAGAGATCAGGATTTTTTCACTTCCGGTTACTGGCGCTGAGCCGGAATTGTTGCTGTCCGTCCGCATGCACGCGCTGACGCAGAAACAATTGGAAATCATGACGCCAGCCCACGTTATCTAACCCCCCAAGAGAACAGGAGACAGCAATATGTCTGATCCAGTATTCGGCATTAGTATCCGCAAGGTTGATGAAGGCGCGCGTCCGGTACTGGCCGCAGACCTTTCGACGATTGGTATTGTCGGTCCGGCATCGCTCGCCGACCCGGTAATCTTTCCGCTTGATTCCCCGGTCTTCATCAACTCGAACGACATCGCGAAGACGAGGAAGCTCGGCGAGAGCGGCTATCTGTCTGACGCCGTGCGTGGCATCAACGACCAGCTTGGCGAGACGCAGTTCGCCGCGCGCATCGTTGTCGTGCGTACCGCTGAAGGCACCGATCCCGATCCGGCGATCAAGCTGCAACAGACGATCTCCAAGATCGCTGGCGACAGCCTGAACGGCACCGGCATGTGGGCGTTCCTCAAGGCGGCACCGAAGCTCGGCTTTACGCCGCGCATCCTCACTGCGCCGGGCTACACCTCGCAGATGGCGAACGGCGTCGGCGCGATTGAGCGAACGATGGCAGGCACCGGCTACGTGACGGACCACCTCTACCCGGTCGAGTTCGAGGGTGGCGGACCGGATGCGGTGCAGGCGACCGGCCATGCTTTCGGTATGACCAACGGATCGCTTGGGCCAATCGAGCTTGAGCTACCCGGCGCATGGTACGACACGCCGCCGACGATCACCGCACCACCGCCCGGTCACCATGTCACTGCCGCAGCCATCGCGGTTGGCGGCATCGGCTATCAGGTTGGCGAGCAACTGATCCTGCCTGATCAGGTGATCCTCGACGTTGCGACTGTTGGCGCTGGCGGTGCCGTGCTGACGGCGACCGTCAATAACGCCGGGTTCCTTGTCGGCACCGAGATTCCGCCGACGGTCCCGGTTGATCCGCTCTCCACCACCGGGTCAGGCACTGGCGCTGCGTTCACGCTGACGTGGGACATCACCGGCACGACCGCGACCTACACTTGCGACATCGTTGCTGGAGCGAACCCCGTCGTCGCTGGCGCGACATCGGTCTGCAATCAACTGTTGGGCCACATGATCGTGGAGTCCGCAGGCTCGTCGATGCAGAACGATCTCGACTGGCGTGAGACGATGCAGAGTCATCGGCTGATCGCGATCAGCGGCGGTTGCCGCGTGATGGACCCGGCGACTTCGTACATCGTGATTCGTCCGCTGGCCCCGCGTATGGCTGGCATCATGGCGCGTCGCGATCACGAGACTGGCGCACCGTTCCACAGTGCCGCGAACCAAGCGGTGCAGGGGATCATCTCGCCGAACCGAGAGATCGGGTTCAATCTGACCGACTCTGCAAACGAGGCGCAGGAGTTGCTCGGGGCGAACGTCGGCGTGCTGATCCGTGGCGAGATCGGCGACGACTTCGCCATCGCGTCCGGCGGCTTCGTGCTGATCTCCACCGACAACGTCGGCGAGGACGAAATCTGGCGGATGTACAACGTCATGCGGGGGCGGGATTACATCCACCTCGGCATGCTGCGCGCGCTGCGCTGGTATCTGGGTCGCTACAACATCGTAGGACACACGGTGCAGGCGATCCTGAACACGATGAACTTCTTCCTTCGTGACCTTCAGGCTGACAACCACATCCTCGGCTACGACGTGAACTTCCAGACCGAGGGCAACTCACCGGAGCAGATCAGGCTCGGCCATCTCACTGTAGGCTTCAAGTGCGAGGAGCCGCCGGTGCTGAAGCACCTGACCATCGAGTCCGCGCGCTATCGCGAGGCCATCGATGCGATGGTTGCCGATCTGACCACGCAACTGAATCTGGCAACCGCGTAAACAGAGATGGGCGTGACCGCGTCACGCTCATCCCTCATCCTCTGACAGAAGGAATCGCTTCATGGCTACTACCGTCTACACGATGGAAAGCGCGAACCTGATTTGCGGCGACACCCGACCTCCGAACAGCACGGGTGCTGCTGGCGCTCCCGGCATCAGCACGCATCTGGTGTTGCAGGAGTTGAAGTTGCCGGGCCTCGAAGAAAACTATGTCGATCACGCGCCGGGTGGCGCGA